GCCACATCTGCGGTACACCCGCGCGCCGTTTTCGTAACAACCCTCGCCTTGGCAGGAGTCATAACGCTCGGCATCACACTCGACGATGGTCACGTCTCTGTTTCCGAAACGCGCTCTCCACTCGCCGATCTCTTCAGCGGTCATCCCGGAAGTATAGCAGATTTTGTTGTCTGCATTCCAGTGTTTGGCCAACTGTTTGGAGAATTTGTGCATGAATGGTCCATAGCTGACACTCAATCTGTCTGTGCCAGCCTGGATAGCTCTGGGGTCGAAGTCTTTCGGGGTTTCACCTCCCTTCATAGTCAGCTCTCGCTTGACAAACAACGACCTTTGAAAGTCTTCCTGACATAGATCCTTCTCTTCCAATGACTCCCATGCCTTGAGGTGGCGGGCTCTTTTGTCTTTTGGGAAGCGATCGTTCCAAGCGTGAAAGTCGGCTTCCAGGTCTGAGCCATCGATGACTTCAAACCCGGACGTGAGCTCTTCGGTTAGCTCATACACCTCTTCCCAACACCCGTCGTCTGGATCAGGGGTAGCAACCAGCGCTCTGTTCACAGCAGCCACGACCTCATTGTTCTTCGAGGCGTATGGGACAATTGGTATGTATGAACTGAACGTTATCGCTACAGGATGGAATTGGGGACGATCCTCATCGACCTCAATCCTTTCAGCATTGCTGATTTTGGCCGACGTCTTCATGGCGGCCAAGGGCATTGGAGACTCATAACCCGGCAAACCTTTTGGCCAGGCTTTTGCAGCGTCAAAAGAAGGTGCGGGGACAGATGACCTGTCCGCGTTGTAAGCTTCGGCCGTCTCGTATATGGCGTCGACAGACCCACAGCACAACAAGGAAGTCCATTCCAGAGACATGCTGTCGGATAACGCGCGATACAGACGGTGCATACGTGGCGTGCACAAACGGTTGAACGCGATGATCTCGTCGTTCAATGTGTAGACAAAGGCCATAGCTGCTCCGTAAACAGCACAAACCAGTTGCATCTCAACGGGTATCGACATCTTAGCCGAACTGGCCAATTTCTTGGCGGTGTTGATGCACAGTCGCAGGCCGGCCTTGTCCCTGGGGACGCCGACCATCTTGAGTGCGACGGTCTTGACAAAATCTTTCGGTAGAAGCACCTGTTTGGTGCCCTGCTTCCTGACCCACATGAAACTCCCACAGCTAACGATCGTAGCATTCGACATCTGAAGCAACTCCAATGTTGGTTTAAAGTTGGTCTCGTCACCCAGGTTCAGAAGCC